TAAAACCCACTGTAGACGAACAAATGAACATGATTACCCAGCCAGAATATCAGGAATTTGTGCTGGAAGGCGCAGAGTTTGAGCACTATCGCGACCTGTGGTGGAAAAAGGTTGAACAGTATTACTTGCTAAATATGTGATACCTCAAGGAATCACACTGTGGCAATTGTACAAATATCCAGAATCACCGCCCGCAAGGGTTTAACTGAAGACCTACCACAGCCCTTGGCTGGCGCTGAACTGGGCTGGGCAACCGATGAACGCAGACTGTTTATTGGCAATGGCGAACTTGCAGATGGCGCACCCATTGTGGGCAACACTGAAGTGCTGACTGAATTCTCAGACATTTTGAGTTTTGCCGGACAGTACATCTATCAGGGTCAAGCCGCTGGATACACTGTGCAGACCGGAGCCACCACCGGATCGCCAGTGTCGCAAAGTATTCAAAGTAGACTAGACAGCTATGCCATAGTCACAGATTTTGGTGCCACCGGCGACGGACAAACAGATGACACCGCTGCTATAAATCGAGCGTTGTTTCAATTGTATTGTGTACAAAACAACACTCAAATTCGACGAAGCTTGTTTTTCCCTGCAGGTCGTTACATCATAACCGACACCATTTTGGTTCCTGCATTTGCCAAACTGTATGGTGAAGGTGGCGTCAGTTCAATCCTTGATTTCAATGTGCAAAATTGGGCAGCCAATACTGCTTACGTGGCAGGTGTGCTGGTGTACGATGTTGCAAATGCTGTGTACAGACGCAGCCTAGTCCCAGTGCCAGCCACTGGCATTTTGACCACTAATACACTCTATTGGGCCACAGAGTCATTGCCCAGTTACATCGTGCGCACTGCTGACAGTTTGCAACAAATAGGAGTCAACATTGCCACCAATGGTGCAACACCACCGGAAAACATACAGATCAGCGAAATGGGAATCACCAGCAATCAAGTGTTGAATGGTATCCTGATTGAAACTGCCAGCAATTGTGACTTTGACAGTGTGAACATAACTGGTCCATTGACCACCAATGAGCTCAATACTGCTGGCGACGACACTGCTGCCATTCGCTGGGCCAGCACAGTTAGTTTGGCCTGCGAGCATGTGAATTGGAACAACTGTGTGTTTTCTGGATTCACGTTTGGTACCAAAACAGATCAACAAATCAAAGGTGTGGTATTTGCCAACTGTGTGTTTGACACACTGTATCAAGGCGCAGTCTTGGGAGATACCATAGTGGTGTCAGGCGGTGCCACTGGATTCAAACTCATGCACTGTATATTTGACAACATCTATGTAGAAGGGTTTGTGTGCAACAATGTGAGTTTGAATGCATCGGCCTACAACATTTTTTATGATGTGGGCAACCATTTCAATGGAGCCTCACTACCTGCCAGCTCAATTATTTTGATCAATGCTGACAACAACGTCAGCATTGGTGACATGTTTCAACGCAACACAGCACAATCATTGGTGTATCCCAGAATCAAACTGTTCAATTCCACCACCAGCACTGTGCCTGCCAGCATTGGTGTAGACAGTGCTGTGAGATCACAGCTGGGCAGTTATGTTAGAAACACAGGTGTGCAAGCCACATTGGCTCAAAGCGCCAGCAATGCTACCTTGTTTACTATAAGTTCAGTATACATCAAAGCCTTCAAGATGGATTACACAATCACTCGAGACACATCAGTGCGCACTGGTACATTGACTGTGGTCAATGATGCTGACGATTCAGCTGGAGATGGACTGAGTTACAGTGACGATTTTGTACAAAATTCAGATCCAGACTTGACACTGGCAGTGACAGATGTGGGTTCTACCATGACTGTGACGTACACAACTGACAGTGTACGTCCTGCTGGATTGATATATTATAGTGTGACCTACCTGGGACTCAGCAGCTGATACAACATGTGGCCTAGAGACTTCAGTGAGCGGCTGGAGAGTTGGGCACAGTTAAGACAGCAATGTTCTAAACTGAGCCCAGAGCCTGCTTTGATCAAAATCAACACTTGGTGGTTCCAAACTCCTTGGACCGCCTATCATTTGCACTGGGACGACCAACAAGATTGGCCTGACCCTTGGCAATTGTTGAGCGATAACCAGTATTGTCCGGTTGCAAGAGGCCTAGGAATCATGTATACTATTAGCATGCTAGACCGTGAAGACCTGCAAGATGCCCAGATGATTGAGTATCAAAGCGACAATTTAGTCCTGGTGAACCAAGAGAAATATATACTGAATTGGGATCCTGATCAAGTCGTAAATATCAGCCTGGGGCGATCAAAGCCTCGACGGCGTGTCAGTCAAGAACAAGTAAAACAAAAAATTCGTTAGGATAAAATGAAAAGCATCACAGTTGTAAAGCGTAGTGGGCATAGAGAACCGCTCGCCTTGGAAAAATGGCAGACACAAATTGCCAAAGTATGTGCAGGCATAGCAGACGTTAGTCAAAGCATGGTAGAGATCAAAGCACAGTTGCACTTTTACGACGGCATTACCACCAAAGAAATTGACGGTATTACCCTACGTGCCATTGTGGATCTAATCGATGTAGAATCAAACCCTGATGTTGGGCACACCAACTATCAGTACGTGGCTGGCAAACAGCGTTTATCAATGTTACGTAAAGATGTGTACGGATCATACGATCCTCCACATTTGTATGAAATTGTAAAGACCAACGTGGCCACGGGCCTGTACACTCCCGAACTGCTGGAGTGGTACACAGAGGACGACTGGAACCGCATGAATGACATGATTGATCATGCCAAGGATGAATCATACAGTTATGCCGCAGTAGAGCAGTTGATTGAAAAATATCTAGTAAAGAATCGTAGCACAGGACAAACATATGAAACTCCGCAAGTTAGATACATGGTGGCAGCGGCCACTGTTTTCCATAAAGAAGAACCTAACACAGCTCGCATGCGTTATATCAAAGAATATTACACTGCCGCAAGTGATGGGCTTTTCACTTTGGCAACTCCTGTGCTTGCTGGCCTTGGTACTCCTACTAAGCAATTTAGCAGTTGTGTTCTTATTAGATCAGACGATGACTTGGATAGTATATTTGCCAGCGGTGAGATGATGGCCAAATATGCCAGCAAACGTGCTGGCATTGGCTTAGAGATTGGACGGTTGCGTCCGCTAGGTTCGCCCATTCGTGGCGGCGAAATCATGCACACAGGTATGATTCCTTTCTTGAAGAAATGGTTTGGAGACCTACGTAGTTGCAGCCAGGGCGGCATCCGCAATGCGAGTGCTACAGTATTCTATCCCATATGGCATCTGCAGTTTGATGATCTCATTGTGCTTAAAAACAACCAAGGCACAGAAGAAACTCGTGTGCGCCACATGGACTATGGTGTGGTTCTCTCAGCATTCTTCTGGAGACGTTTCAAGAACAAAGAAAACATCACATTCTTTGACCCCAATCAAGTACCTGACCTTTATGAAGCATTTTATCAAGACACCGCTCGCTTTGAAGAACTTTATATCAAATATGAAAAAGCGCCCGGCCTCCGTAAGAAAACGATGGCTGCGGAGGAAGTTTTCAAAAGTGGTATTCTCAAGGAACGAACCGATACTGGACGTATCTATCTAGTGTTCATTGACAATGTGATGGACCAAGGGCCGTTTGATCCTGAGTATCATACCATTTATCAAAGCAATCTCTGCTGCGAAATTCTACTTCCTACCAAGCCATTCAAACGACTGGATGACCCAGAAGGGCGTATTGCACTTTGCACACTTGGCTCAATCAATTGGGGTGCGTTCCGCCATCCCGAAGACATGCGCAGAGCCTGTCGTGTACTTCAGCGCAGCCTTTGCAACATCTTGGACTATCAGGACTTCTTGAGTATCCAAAGTCAACTCAGCAATGATGAGATTCAGCCACTAGGTATTGGTATCACAAATCTTGCGTACTGGCACGCCAAGCGTGGCCTGGAGTATGGTGAGAAAGATGCACTTGCAGAAGTCAAGTCATGGATGGAACACCAAGCCTACTACTTGACCGAAGCCACTGTGGAACTGGCCAAGGAACGTGGCCGTTGTAAAGACAGTGATAAGACACGCTACGGCAAAGGAATCTTCCCTTGGGAACTACGTGCCAAAGGTGTTAACGAACTCACAGACTTTACACCTGATCCTGCACTAGACTGGAATACCCTGCGTGGCAACATGCGAGCCTATGGTGTGCGCAATGCCACACTGATGGCTGTGGCACCTGTGGAGTCCAGTAGTGTTGTTATCAACTCAACCAATGGCATTGAAATGCCCATGAGCCTGATTTCAGTCAAGGAATCAAAAGCAGGAAGTCTAACACAAGTTGTGCCTGAATATCACAAGTTGAAAAATCGATATCAATTGATGTGGGCGCAGAAGGATTGTGTTGGCTATTTGAAAACAGCCGCGGTGTTGGCAGCATACATTGATCAGTCGATATCAACCAACACATTCTACAATCCTGCACATTTTGCAGATCGCAAAGTGCCCACTACGTTGATTGCCAAAAACTTAATGCAAGCACATCACTGGGGTATCAAGACATTCTATTACAGCCTGATCAACAAGCAAGGTGCCAAAGCGGCCAAGGAAGATGCGCCCTTAGAAGTGATCGACTTTGATGATGCAGAAGACTGCGAATCTTGTAAACTATAACCATGGACTTCTTAGATCGCGTTGATTTCAAAAATCACGATGGGGTATATCTCTCCATGCTAAATGACGTGTCACGGAATCAGTTCTACGACCAAATTTTGACCCAGGTGCATGATCATGATTGTGTGGAGATTGGATTTGGTACAGGCCTGCTGAGCATGCTGGCATTGAAGCATGGTGCTCGTAGCATCGTGGCCTACGAGTCAGATCCTGATCGTTATCGCCTGGGCTGTGAAGTAATCAGGGTACTAAAACTGCAAGATCGCATCACCTTGATCAACCAACGCTATGATCATGCCTGTGAACATGATCAAACGGTGGTGTTTACTGAAACTATGGATGACAACATCTGGGGCGAAGGGCTCTACAACAGTTTGCCTAGGCAATTAGGTAAGCAGTTTTTGCCAGGACAGTATTTCTTAGAAATATACGCTGTGCAGATATCCTCAGACATTGCCAGCAGTTTGATTCAAGCACATGAAGAAAATCATTTCTCTCCAGGAGTGGACATTGATTCTCGATTTGTGTCATACGTCAATTTGTTGCTGTCAAAAAAATACAACAAACCCATCAAGTCAAAAGTGGGCCTGCCTGAGGGGGTGACAGAACTAACACCCATGCCAATCTATATAGACTGGGCTACCAACAACACCTATACTGGGCGATATGTGCTTGATGCCAACGCACCTTTTGTGGACCAACCTATTCGTCAACTGCAAGTTGACACAGCCAAACAGCCAGTGTTGATTGTGCCCAGAGCAGGCATGCAACACGGCAGCGATCGTCTTTACTTGGACACTGGACATTGGAAACTACCAGCAAATCCTGCTGTAATCAATACACCCAACAGCCGAGTAATAGTGGAACATGATCTCCGCACTGGAAAAATAACATATAAAATAAAGGAACTAAAATGAGCCAAGCACAATACAACCTAGCCACCAAAACAGACTACCTGCATCGCAAGATGTTCTTGGACCCTGCAGGTCCTGTAACTATTCAACGCTTTGAAGAAGTCAAGTACAACAAACTGGTCAAGTTCGAACAAGAAGCACGTGGCTTCTTTTGGATACCTGAAGAAGTTTCGCTCACCAAAGATGCCAACGACTTCAAAGAAGCCAGCGACACTGTGAAACACATCTTTACATCAAATCTGTTGCGTCAAACCGCCCTGGACAGTTTGCAAGGACGTGGACCAGCACAGGTGTTTACTCCTGTGGTGGGCATTCCTGAACTAGAAGCCTTGATGTACAACTGGAGTTTCTTCGAAACCAACATCCATAGTCGTTCATACAGTCACATCATTCGCAACATCTACAACGTGCCCAAGGATGTGTTCAACACCATTCATGATACCAAGGAGATCGTGGACATGGCATCCAGTGTGGGCAAATACTACGACGAACTACACAGAATAAATTGTCATAAAGAATTAAGCAGTGAAATGACAGGTATGGTGCTCGAACAAGAACACATCAAGGCCATTTGGCTGGCACTCAACGCCAGTTATGCACTAGAAGCATTCCGTTTCATGGTCAGCTTTGCTACAAGTTTAGCCATGGTAGAAAATCGTATCTTTATCGGCAATGGCAACATCATCAGCCTGATCCTTCAAGACGAAATCCTACACAAGGACTGGACTGCTTGGATGATCAATCAAGTGGTCAAAGAAGATCCTCGCTTTGCTGCTGCCAAGGCTGAATGCGAAGCCGAAGTTTACCAACTATACCTAGATGTGATCCGTGAGGAAAAGGCCTGGGCAGACTACCTGTTCCAGAAAGGTCCTGTGATCGGACTCAATGCCAACATTCTCAAAGACTTTGTGGACTACACAGCAGTGGGCGCACTCAAAGAAATTGGCGTCAAGTACCTGGAACCTGCACCACGTAGCACACCTATTCCTTGGTTCATGAAACACGTAGACACCAGCAAGAAACAATCGGCCTTACAGGAAACAGAGAGTACCAATTATGTTTTGGGAGTTATGTCAGAAGAGTTAGATTACGATGATTTACCAGATTTGTAAAAGGAAACAATATGTATAAGCAAAATCATGCAATACGAGAGTCAGAAGACTTTCAGAACATTCGCAACGTGATGCAAAAGTTCAAACGGATTGAAGAAAAGAATCGCTGCCTGAGAGTGCAATTTTTAGACTGGTTGTCAGTCAAAATGCATGCCTGGGCAGACGGTGTCAAAGCCATGTCGGATCGTATTGATTCGCCATGCATTATCAAAGTAGAGCCCAAAAGGAAAACAAAATGAAAGCAATAGTATGGTCCAAAGACCAATGCGCCTTCTGCGAACAAGCCAAAGGTTTGTTGGAAATGAAAGGCATTGACTACGAAGTACGCAATATCAGTCAAGACTGGACACGCGAACAACTGCTAGAGTCAGTACCCACTGCACGTTCCGTACCACAAATTTTCTTGGACGAAGAGTATGTGGGCGGATTTCAGGAACTGCGTCAAAGGTTGATGTAATGCCACACTTCACATCTGACTGGTTCAGCAACGCACTGGTCAACTTTGATTACATCACCAACTACTTACAAAAACAAAAAACAGTTGACAGCATATTGGAGATAGGCAGCCATGAAGGCCGTAGTACCTGCTGGATGTTGGAGAACATGCTGTCAGACACAGGCACCATTACCTGCATAGATCCATTTGCTGACCGTCCTGTGACTGCATTCAGTAGTGACTCAATCCCCGAAGATCGCAGCATTGAACAGGTCTTCCGTGCCAACACAGCAGAAATTAAAAAACCAGGACAAACAGTAGAAGTGATGGCTGACATGAGTTTCCCTGCACTGGCACAACTGATTGTGGACAAAAGACAATATGACTTCATTTACGTGGATGGCAGTCACAATGCAGATGATGCATTGGCAGATGCTGTGATGTGTTTTGGTTTGTTGCGTCCCGGAGGCGTGATGTTGTTTGATGACTACCTGTGGGAAGATGATCAGCATTACCTAGGTCGTTGCAAGCAAAGTATTGATGCCTTTGTGAACATGTTTTATCACAGGCTCAAGTTGGGGTTGGTAAATTATCAGTTGGCAATAGTTAAAAAGGAATTAGAATGAGCATTGAAACAGGAAAAACATACACCATGCGCATGGGCTATGGTGAAGAGATAGTGGCAAAAATCACAGCATTTGACAGCAGTACTTACACGCTGAGCAAGCCTGTAGCAGTGGTACCAGGACAGCAGGGTATACAACTGATGAACAGTTTGTTCACAGCAGATCCTGAGGCAGAAGTCACGGTAAATATATCCAGCGTGGCCATGATCGCTCCTGTGCGTGAAGACGTTGGGGACAGTTATTTGGAAGCCACAACAGGTATCAAACCTGTGC